GGAGAGGGAAAGAGGATTCGGAAACAAGATTATATTTTCTTCAAATCGTTTACAGTATGCGACTTTGCAGACACGATCAACAATCGGATCGGTTCTGTATGACCGAGGAATTATCACAATCAACGAATTCCGGGAACTTCTCTACTATGAGCCGATCGAAGACGGCGACGTGAGAATGGTATCACTGAACTACGTGAAAGCGGACGATCAATCACTGTACCAGACGGGGCAGCAGAACGGAAGCGGCGGCAACGGACCACCGGAAGGCGACGGACAGCAGCAGGCGGCGAAAGTACCGCTTGAAATGCTCATGAACGCTATCTATGTACAAGCAAAACTGAAAGGGGGCAGACAATGGCGGACGTATTAAAAGGGCTTGAAATCAAAAACATGACCGACATTTCCGCAGATCTCTACTTTTACGGCGATATCGTGTCGGACTGGTGGGGGGCATGGCAGAACGAGGATCAGTACCCGGACGCAATCAAGAATTTTCTTTCACAGGCAGAAGGGAAAGACTTGAATGTATATGTTAATTCCGGCGGCGGATCAGTGTTCGCAGGAATGGCGATCTACAACATGATTAAACGCCACGGAGAAAAAAACAAAGTAAAAGTATACGTGGACGGCTTGGCCGGTTCGATTGCGTCTGTGATCGCATTCGCAGGAACAGAGCCGCCGGAAATCCCGTCAAATGCATTTTTAATGATTCACAAACCATGGGGCGCAATTTCCGGCAATGCGGACGAAATGCGAAAAATGGCGGACGATCTGGATAAAATACAGACCGGAATCATGAACGTATACGAAGATCATCTGGCGGAAGGCGTCACGATCGATCAGGTGGAAGCGTTGGTAAATGCCGAAACGTGGTTAGACGGCAAAGAAGCGGCGAAATATTTTGATATCGCGCAAACCGACGCGGCCGATTATGTGGCAGCAGTCGGCAACTATTTGAACCACGCCGGAAAGTTGCCGGAAAAATTCAAATCACACCAGAAACAGCCGGAGCAGACACCGAAGGGTCCTACACCGGAAGAACAGGCGAAAGCGGCAGCAGACGCCGAAAAAAGAAACCAGATCAAAAGATTATGTATCGAGGGAATGACGAAAGGAGAATAAAGCGAATATGAAGCATGAAGAACTTGTGAACATGAACACAAAAGACCTGAAAGCAAGACTGAAAGAGATCGGCACACAGGCACAGACGGCAGAAGGCGAAGCACTGGACGCCCTGACAACCGAAGCTGAAGACATTAACGGCATTTTACAGGACATTCAGAACCGCGCAAATATCGCGGGACTGGCAGCGCAGGCGAGCGACGATCACGACGACACACTGGGAGAGAAAGGAGACGACGTGAAGAATAAAAAGCGCGAAGAAAGAGGGCAGAGCTTAAAAGACGGAAAAACAGTGCAGTTCAACGCAAAAGTGGCGTTCGGATCTGTACAGAACGCGCTTTCCGTCACACAGGCAGTCACACCAAAACACACTGCAAGCGACGTAAAAGAGACATTCAACGACGTTTCTTCACTGGTGGATCGCGTCAGAGCAATTCCGTTAAATGGTGGTGAAACATATCAGAGAGGATATGTAAAAAGCTACGGCGACGGCGCGGGAAGCACAGCAGAAAGCGCAGACTATAGCGCAACAGAACCGACATTTGGCTATGTAACAATGGAAAAACAGAAGATCACAGCATATACAGAAGAACCAGAAGAAATGGTTAAACTTCCGAACGCTGATTACGATTCTGTAGTAGAAGGATCTGTCACACGCGCAATCAGAAAATACATGAATCGTCAGATCATGATCGGCGACGGCACAAGCGGAAAATTCAAAGGAATTTTCCACAACCCGACAAAAGCAGCCGATCAGGTTATTAATCCAGCAACAGACCTTTCTATGAAGGCGATTACAGACGAAACACTGGACGATATTATCTATGGTTACGGAGGAGACGAGGAAGTGGAAGACGTCGCAGTTCTGATCCTGAACAAAAAGGATCTGAAAGCATTTGCGAAACTGAAAGATAAACAGGGACGCAAATTTTACACAATCGTAAACCACGGAAACACCGGAACGATTGACGGCGTACCATACGTTATCAATTCCGCTTGTAAAGCTGTGACAGATGCACAGACCGCAACAGCAGAATACTGCATGGCGTACGGACCACTTAGCAACTACGAAATGCCGATCTTTTCTGATATCGACGCGAGAAAATCAACCGATTACAAATTCAAACAGGGACAGATCGCATATAGAGCGGACATTTTCGCGGGTGGCGCGGTTGCTGCATATAACGGCTTTATCCGCGTGAAACGACCGGAAACAGGAAAATAAGAAACAGGAAGGACGGCTAAACAATGACGTATAACGAACTTGTGGACGCGGCAAAATTGCGCGCCCGAAAACTTTCAAATGACGTGTTAGACGAAGATGTGAAAACCCACGTTGATTTTGTTCTGGCAGACTTGAAAAGAATCGGGGTAAACGAAGAAAAGTACCTGAAAGCCCCGGAAGATCCAATCATTGTCGGGGCTGTCCTTGCTTATGTAAAAGCATATTACTGCATGGATCAGTACCATGACAAGTGGGCGGCCGCCTACGATATGCATTTAACCAGAATCAAAGGGGGCGACTACAAATAGACGCATATATCACACTGGTTGAACCGGGCGAAACCAAAGAAGAAGACGTCAAAAACGGCGTGATCGCAACCGTTGAACCGATCGGGCGTGATGAATTTGTGGCAGCAGGACAAAAGGGCATGAAAGCCCGCCACAAGTTCGATGTATGGGCCAACGAATACAACGACGAACAGGAAGTTGAATTCAACGGCCGTCGCCTGACGGTATACCGAAGCTATGGTCCGAAAGCGGACGGAAAGATCGAACTGTACGCCGGAGAAAGGGCGGGCAATGTATGAAAGTAAAGATCGACATTGACGGACTTTCCGACGCGGTGCAAGAAGAACTGAAAAACTGGCAGGAAAACACATGCAACCCGGTTCTAAACGAAGCGTACAAAGTCGGAGCGGAAGAAGGAAAGAAAGTTCTTTTACAGGGCGGACCGTACAAGGAGCGCACCGGGAAGTATACGAAGGACTGGGACGTAACGCAAAGAGACAGCAGAGCCGGAAGGATAACCGGGACAGAAAGTTATTCAGTACACAACAAAAAGCATTATCAATTAACACACCTTTTACAGAACGGACACGCAAGCAGAAACGGCGGGCGTGTCAAAGCCTATCCGCACATCGACAGCGCGGAAGAAAAGGCAGAAAAGGCAGCGACAGACTATATAGAAGACAAGTTAGGGGGATAACATGCCGACGATTGAAGAAATCATCAAAAGAGCAACGGCGATCGGGATTCCGATCACGAAGAACGCATGGAAGAAGACAGCGAAAAAGCCGGTCCCTGATCCGCCGTATATAATCTATCTAGTTAGCGAGAACCAGAGGGGCGAAGATAACAAGAACAGAATCCGGGAGATTGACGGATCAATAGAACTATACACAGACAGAACGCCGGACGGATCACTGGAAGAACGGATCGAAGAAGAAGTTCTTTTCGATCTGCCGTTTAGCAAATACCAGGCAGAGATCACTTCCGAAAACATGGTTCAGACGGCGTATGAATTCAATATCACGCAGAAGAAAGGCAGGAAATAGAAATGGCAGAAACAGAAAGAATCATTCTGGGATCTGGAAATGTCCATATGAAATTATTCGACGGAAATCTGCCGTCGGTTGATGAAATTTGCACAGACGAAAATCAGATTTCATACATTCAGGGCGGCGCGACCATTGAGTACAAGCCGAGTTATTACACGGCAAAGGACGACACAAGAAAGATCCAGAAAACCGTTATCACAGACGAAGAAGCCACCATGAAAAGCGGCTTAATGACATTTTGCGGAAACACGCTTGAAAAGATTTGCGATACCGCACGCGTAAGCTATGCAGAAAAGACTTCAACCAAAAAGAAAAGAAGAATCGTAAAGGTCGGCGGCGGAAGCAATCAGGGAAGAAAGAAATATGTAATTTGTTTCCACCATGAAGATCCGGTGGACGGCGATATCTGGGTAATGATTGTCGGAAACAATCAGGCCGGATTTTCGCTCGCATTTGCAAACGATAAAGAAACCGTTGTAGACGCAGAATTCACAGCATTACCGCAGGACAAGGAAGGAACATTGATTCACTACGAAGAAGAAGTTCTGGAAGATACGCAGAGTTCAAGCGGTACAACCGAATAGAAAGCGGTCGCGGACGAATAAAACAGATAAAACAAACACAAGGCGGCGTATAGATAAAAACGCCGCCTTTTTCAGAAGGAGAAAAGACAATGGCGAATATGAGTTTTGATTTCAATAAAATCAACAGATCATTTTTCACGGTAACACTTACGGACGGAAAGAAATTACTGGTTAAGATGCCAAAGAAAGGAACATTCGGAAAACTGGCAGCAGTTCAGGACATGGATACCGACAATATGACAATGGACGACGCAATGGATACGCTAGGCGCGATCGTCGCAGAAGCCCTGTCGAACAATTTACAGGGCGAAAAGATCACAACGGAATACATCACGGATCAGTACGACGTGGAAGAAATGTCAGAATTTGTGGATAACTACATGGAGTTCGTAAACGGAGCAAAGAAAAACCCAAACTAATTATTCCGTACTATGACGATCCAGAATACGAAGAACCAAAGTTTCCACTGAAAACGAAGTCCGAAAAGTTAGTGATTAACTATACCGGGCTAAATATGTGGGAAGTGGAAGAACTAGATCTTGACGTCTATCTGTTTTTAGTACGGGAAGCATTTATCTATTATACAAGCCAAACAGAAAAGGGGCGGGAATACCTAGAAAATTGTTGGCGCATGAAGCAGACAAAACCGGATCGGCAGCGTCTACGCGAAAAATTCAGCAAGAAAGGGGGAGAATAAATGGCAGAAAAAAGCAAAATAGCAGGAATTACTATCGAAATCGGCGGCGATACCACGAAATTAGATAAAGCCCTACAGGGAGTAAATAAGCAGACCAGAGACGCACAAAAGGAACTGAAAGAAGTAAACAAATTACTAAAATTAGATCCAAAAAATACGGAACTTCTGGCACAGAAACAAAAAATACTTGCAGAATCGATCGACGGGACAAAAGAAAAACTGAATATCCTGAAAGACGCCGAAAAACAGGTTCAACAGCAGTTCGAAAACGGCGAAGTATCAGAAGAACAGTACAGAGCGTTGCAGCGCGAAATCATTCAGACAGAACAACAGCTGAAAAACCTAAAAAAACAGGCAGAAGACAGCAACGGCGCACTGGATAAGATCGGAGAAGCTGCCGGGAAGATTGGCGAAAAGTCCGAAGCACTGGGAAAGAAGTTACTTCCGGTAACAGCGGGAATAACAGCAGTCGGAACGGCGGCCGTGGCATCATTCAACGAACTTGACGAAGGTTACGACACAATCATAACGAAAACAGGAGCTTCAGGAGAAGCACTGGACGGATTAACAGAATCTATGGACAATGTGTTCGGAGATCTTCCAACAGATGCGGAAACAGCCGGAATTGCGATCGGAGAAGTCAACACAAGATTCGGCGCAACGGGAGAAACACTGGAAGGTCTGTCAAAACAGTTTATCGAATTTGCAGAGATCAACGGAACGGATCTAAACGGCGCGATTGATTCAGTAGATGCGATTATGACAAAGTTTAACGTCGACGCATCGGAAACGCCGTCAGTCCTTGGACTTCTGACGAAAGCAGGACAAGACACAGGAATTTCAATGGATACACTACAAAATACGCTACAGACGAACGGCGCAACACTAAAAGAAATGGGTCTAGATCTCACGGGTTCAGTAAATCTTTTGGCACAGTTCGAAAGCAGCGGCGTTGACGCATCAACCGCCATGGCAGGATTGAAAAAAGCACAACAGAACGCAACAGCAGAAGGAAAGACATTAAAAGACGCATTATCAGAAACGATTGATAAAATCAAAAACGCAGGAAGTGAAACGGATGCGCTACAGGCAGCGACAGAACTATTCGGCAAGAAGGGCGCGGCGGAAATGACGCAGGCGATCAGAGAAGGAAGATTCAGCGTCGAAGACCTGACCGGATCACTAGACGATTATAAAACGACAGTAGAAGATACTTTCAACGCAACATTAGATCCGCCGGACAAGGCGAAAGTCGCGTTGAATAATCTGAAAATTGCGGGCGCGGATCTTGGAGAAACACTGTTAAATACAGTTACGCCAATTCTTGAAAAAGTTGTCGATAAAGTAAAAGAATTCACAGCGTGGTTTTCGAGCCTATCAGACAGTCAGAAAGAAATGATCGTAAAGATCGCGGCGGTTGTGGCAGCAGTCGGACCGGCGTTGATTATCTTCGGAAAAGTGGCGTCGGGAATTAGTCGGATATGCGGTCTTGCGTCGAAACTGGGCGGCTTGCTAAAAGGCGCGCCCGCACTCATGGGAATATTATCGAATCCGGTAACGATTGTTATTGCGCTGATTGCGGCAGCAGTCGCGGCGATCGTCCTATTGTGGAATAATTGCGAAGGTTTCCGAAACGCCGTGAAAAAAATTCTTGCAGCAATAACGGAATCCTTCCGGGATGCATGGGACAAAATTCAGGAAGCATGGGCGGCCGCACAACCATATTTCGAAATGATAAAAGAAGGAATCAAAACCGCCTTTTCAGTAGTTGTGGAAATCCTGACAGCACCGTTTCGGATCGCTTGGTTTCTGATAACTTCGATCTGGGACATTGCAACTACATATTTTCAGAATGTGTGGATCGGAATTCAGACCGTTTTTTCGGTCGTCGGGCAGATAATCGGCGGATTTTTCGAATCCGCATGGATCATTATAAAAGGCGTCTGGGACGTGGTGGTTCTGTATTTCCAAACAATCTGGTTAAATATACAGGCCGTCTTTTCGGTAGTTGCTACAGTTTTAGGCGGATTTTTTCAAGTTGCATGGACCACAATAACAACCATCTGGGACGTGGCGACGGGATATTTTCAAATGATCTGGTCTGTGATACAGGGAATTTTTTCGGTTGTACAGTCCGTGCTTTCCGGCGACTTTTCGGGCGCATGGGAAGCGATAAAAGGTATCTGGTCGGCCGTGACAGGTTGGTTCGGTCAGGTATGGTCAGGGATTCAGAATATTTTCGGAAGTGTCGGAAGTTGGTTCGGATCAATCTTTCAATCAGCATGGAACGCAGTCCAGAATGTCTTTTCAAACTGGGGATCGTTCTTTTCTGGTTTATGGGGGATTATCAGAAATACATTTTCAAATCTGGGAACATCTATCGCAAACGCGATCGGTGGCGCGGTCAAATCAGGTATCAATGGTGTAATATCCATGATCGAAAACACGGTTAATTCCGCGATCGGAGTTATAAACGGAGCAATTAACTTGATTAACAAACTTCCGGGCGTGTCGGTCGGATCGGTCGGATATGTAGGACTGCCACGACTGGCGAAAGGTGGTATCTTAACCAACGGCCGCGCGATCGTGGCAGAAGCGGGACCGGAGATCGTAGAAATGGTCAACGGTAAAACAATCGTTACACCACTTTCAGGAACAGCAAAGAACACAGCACTTGAAAGAAACTTCGGCGGACAGAAAGGAACACTGAAACAAGAAATCAACATGAATATAGAAAACTTCTATAACAACAGAAAACAGGACGTGCGCGAATTGACAGAAGAAGTCATGGAAATGGCGCAGGAATTAAAGGAAAGGGATGATAAAGTATATGCTTAATGAATTTTACGACGATATCAACAGTTTTACATACAACGGGCGGAATTCGCTTGATATGGGACTGGCAGTATACGAAAAAGAAAACATATACGGCCGTCCCAAACCTGTTATTGAAAAAGTAAACATTCCGGGACGCGGCGACGTGATTCTGAACAACAAAACAGATCCGATCGATAACGAAGAATACGAAGATTTTCAGAAGGTGTATAAATGCTATGTTATGCCGGAAGAATATCAGGATCTTGAAATGGTCGCCCGGAATGTGTATGCGTGGTTATACCAGACCGTGCAATATTCACGACTTGACGACAGCTACGAACGCAATTATTACAGAATGGCCCATGTATCGGAAGAAATGTCGGTGGAAGAAATCGCCGCCGCACTTCTGGGGACCTTAGAAATACAGTTCACTTGCCACCCGTACAAATATTCATACGACGGCGAAAGAACACTAACACTCACAAAAGCGACAAGCATTTTCAATACAGAAGGCTTTACGGCCTATCCGTACATGAAGATCTATGCGACGGGTGCGGTTACGTTGTACATCAACGACCGCGCCCATACATTCAAGGAAATAGAAGACTACATCGAAGTAGACAGCACGTTATTAAATGCGTACAAAGGGGACACGCTGCAAAATAACAAAATGACTACGACATTATTTCCGAAACTGGCAGCGGGCGAAAATAAAATCCGTTGGGCGGGCAATGTAAAGAAAATTGACATTGTGCCGCGGTGGTGCTGCCTGTGATACCGATTCTATATGATCCCCTTGAAACTCAATTTGATTCAAACGGAATCGGACTTCTGACGGACGCGATATCTTGCATTGTAGAGGAAGAAAGAAACGGATCTTTTGAACTGACTTTACAATATCCGCAAGAAGGACGTCTGGCCGATTACATCGTGGAAGATGCAATCATAAAGGCAAAACCAAACGACAAAGACAAAGATCAGCTATTCAGGATCTATAAATCAGGAAAGCCGATCGGCGGCGTGAACACATACTACGCCGAACATATCAGTTATGAATTGAACATGAATCCGGTATGTCGCCCGAAGATATCTGGGAAGAACGCACAAGAAGCGATCACGCAGCTTTTAGAAGGAGCAGTGGTCGAAAACAACTATACGGCGTGGTCGGATATCACAACCAGAAACAGCACACAGATAGACGACGTGTTAAGCGTCCGAAACATTCTGGGTGGTACAGAAGGATCGATCCTTGATGTCTGGGGCGGGGAATATCAATTTGATAATTTTACCGTGAAGCTGTACAAATCCCGCGGATCAGATACCGGAGCAACGATCCGGTACGGAAAGAACCTGATTTCAGCGGAGCAGGAAAGAAACATCGGAGACGTGATAACGGCGATATTTCCATATTGTTATTACACACCGGAAAAGGAAGAAGGAGCAACGGAAGAACCAGATCCGGTTTTCGTTTCCCTTCCTGAAAAGTTTATCAACACACCAAACGCGGGCAAATACGCCCGCCTAAAGTGTGCGCCGATGGATTTTTCAGACGAATTCGAAGACGGCGTGATCGTATCGGAAGAAATGCTTCGCAAGGTTGCAAAAGCCTATACAGAAAGCGGAATCGACGAACCGAAAATATCGATCAAAGCCACATTCCAAAATCTGAAAAAGACAAAGGACTATGAAAATATACAGGCACTTGAAACGATCGGAATTTGCGACACTGTAACGGTCATGATCGAAAAACTGGGAATCGAAGTCAAAGCAAAGATCGTTAAATACTCATACGACAGTATCAAAGAGAGATTCGACAGTGTAGAGATCGGAGAACCGAAAACAAACCTGACAAAGGCGATCACGGCAGCACAGAAGGAACAGAAAGAACAAATCGTAAAATCCGCCACCCGTGCGGAAATCATACAGAAACGTATTGAACAGACCATAAAGGACGTGACAGCAGCGATCACGGGCAATTCTGGCGGCCACGTGCTTTTATACCCGGCAGAGAATCCGCAGGAAATCTATATCATGGACACAGATTCAACAGCAACAGCGAAAAACGTCTGGCGGTGGAATCTGGCCGGACTGGGACATTCAAGTAACGGAATCGGTGGACCGTTTGAAACGGCGATCACGGCAGCAGGTCAGATCGTGGCCGATTTTGTGGCGGTCGGAAAGTTAAACGGCGCACTGATTGAAGCCGGGACCATTAACGCGGAATCCCTGTCGGTAGAGTACAAACAGAGCGTAAAGAAGTATACAGACGACGGCGACGCGAAACTGTTATCAGAAATGAAGTCACGATTCGAAGTAACAGGCGAATCAATCACGGCGGAAGTAGAAAGAGCGCAGGCAGCAGAAAAGACCATATCGGACGATCTGGAACTGACAAAGCAGGACGCAGAAGATTTCAAAGAAAATGTCGAAGGAGCATTCCGGGACGGCATAATCACGGAAACGGAAGCGCAGACGATCGAAAGATATATCAAAGAACTGGAAAAAGACAACGCTTCAATCCAAAAGCAATACAACGCGGTTCTGGATTCGGCTTCAAGGCAATCAGCAACAACAGGAAGCAACTTTTCGATTAAATTCAATACAGAGTGCAAGACGGAAATATCATCAAGCGGTACGAAATACGATTATCTATATTTATTCTACCAGAAGGACGGGAAGATCTATAAGGCACTAGACAAAGTAAGCGGCGCGGATATCGCCGGGAAAACGTATATCGTACCATCGACAGATGTTTATATTCAATGGTATTCGGATAGTTCGGGCAATAAATACTACGGATTTTCGATCGACGAGATCAAACAGGTATCAACGGCGGCAGATACAACCGGAACGGAAAGCACGCTTCCGACTTACGAAGTGATCGAAGCTGCCACCGTGTCAATGATCCAGACGTCACACCCATACGAAAATAATATGCGTAAGTTGTGGCATTACAAAAAGCGGACGGCCACACGATCGACACTTATCAGTAAGAAAAACGCCTACACGAACGCATACAACGCACTAATAACAGCGATCAACAACGCAATTTCAGACAAAAAGATCACAGCGACAGAGAGAACAAACGTCAATACGAAATTCGATACATATAACGCAGCACTGGCGGATTTGAAAGAGACAATCGAAGCAGCGGGCGTGGATGTGGCAGCGGTCGCGGCGGCAGCAGTCGCAGAGTACGCAAGGGCGGCGATCAAAGTAGAAGCAGACAAGATCGAACTCCGGGTAACATCGGCGCAGGTGGAATCCCTGATCGAGCAAAAGGCGGATTCTATCAGACTGAAAGCTTCGAAAATCAGCTGGACTTCGACATATTCAAGCATGACAGAAAATGGAACACTGACTTGTCAGAACGCGACAATCAAAGGAACGCTATATAGTGAAAACGGGAAAAACAAAGTATATCTTCGAAATGGGCGAATGGAAATTACGTATAATTCACAGGAAATCGGATTGATCGGTGGAAATGGATTTAACGGATATTCAGACAAAGAAGGATTAAACTTCGATCTGGAATACACGGGCGACTACATGGCATGGGCGGCGCAGCCGTCTTCTGGGAAAGCATATGATGTCAAATGGACTTACGCAAGATCAAGTTTCGCAAATTTGACAGGCGGCGCGCTGAATGCAGGATGCGACATAGATATGCATCACTGGAAGATTAAGAACCCGTCGTTCGAAGGCGGTGGAATAACACAGACAATCAACTATGTTCAGGTTCTGGCTGTAAATTCAGACGGAACAATTCAAAGTTGGGGGGCAAACGGACGAATGGGATTTAAAAACGGAATCTTGATCGATTTAAACTATTATACGAAGTAAAGGAGAAAAACATGGAACAGGAAGAAAAAGAGGTTCAGAAAGAAGAACAGAAAGAAAGGGGATACGAATTACAGGAAGGAACGCCGACAGAAAAAACAGTGGAAGCGAACACAGGGGCAACAGAGCGTAAAGAAAGCGACACGGAAAAGGCGTTAAAAATTTTGTTGGGAGAAGAAAAGTAAATGAGCATGACGGAAGCCGCAAGGCAGATTAGAAAACTGATTGAAATAACAGCAAACAACCTGACTGACGAGCAGGCGGCGGAATTGCCGTGTTGTTTCCCGGAATGGAAAGAAGGGGTGGAAGTAAAAGAGGGCGAACGATACGCACTACGAAGAGTTGCCACATTCGCCCGAAACATGGACGAAGAACCGGAAGGACTGATTCTTATTAAATGCAAAAAGACACACACGACCACGGCTGACAATATGCCGGAAGAATCGCCGGAACTATGGGAAGTATTATAGAAAGGAGAAACAATGGTAGAAGAAAAGAAAGAAGAACAGAAGGAGACACGACTGCCGGACGGATTCAGGATCGAGCAGGCACGAAATTACTTGCGAATGCATATCAACCGCGCGGCGTCCGCGTATGATTTACCGGGCGAAATTATCGACCTGATAATCGAAGGGCTTCTGGCAGAGGAACAGCGGCAGAGAATCGCGCTAATGGCAGAACAGACAGACATTCTTGTTAACGGAAAGGAGAACGAAGACTAATGGCAGATATCACAATCACACAAAAGATCACGATCGAACTTGACGGGAAAAGCCCTTTTGAATATGTCGTGATGAAACAGGGCGACAAGGGTTCGCGAATTCTGGCCGTCTCATTATTACAAAACAAACAACCGTATGAAATCCCGACGGGCTGCACCGCGAGGATCAAATACTATAAGCCGGACGGAAACCCGGTATTGAACGATTGCACACTGTCAGGGAACGAAATTCTTGTAACATACACGGAGCAGATGCTAGCAGCAGCAGGCGTCGGAAAAGGCGAAATCGTCCTGTTAAAAGGCGGAAAGGAATTGAAGTCAGCAACCTACTACACGAAGATTGTAGAAACCGTATACAAGACAGACGGGTTCGTGAGTGACAAAGAATTTCTTTCTATGGGAACAATTTTTAACGATATGGATCAGGCAGCGCAGGCAGCGACGGCAAATGCAAAGATTGCGGAAACATCCGCCGCAAATGCAAACCGGGCAGCGAGCGCGGCGAGCAATGCCGCATCAGCAGCTAACAGCGCAGCCGGAAAAGCAACATCAGCAGCAAGCACAGCTAACAGCGCAGCAGAAACAGCTACAACAGCAGAAAGAGCAGCTAACGGCGCAGCAGAAACAGCTACAACAGCAGCAAGCACAGCTAACAGCGCAGCCCAAACAGCTACACAGGAAGCAGAAAAAGCGACGTCGGCAGCAGGCAGCGCCAACAATGCCGCATCAGCAGCTAACAGCGCAGCCGAAACAGCAAGCACAAACGCAGAAACAGCAAAAAAAGCAACAGAGAAGGCCACGGAAGCAGCTACAAAAGCGACAGAAGCAGCCGAAACAGCAACAACGGCGACTGGTAATGCGAATAATGCAGCACAGAAAGCAACAGAGCAGACAACGGCAGCAAAAGCGGCGACAGAAGCAGCGCAGGCGGTAGCGGACAACGTAAGCGGAATTATTGACGAAAAGATTCTGGAAGCCTTTTTCGGCTCTATGAGGAATGGAAAGGTATATCAGACAGAATTATATTTGTCAGTGACAAACCCGACGTCAGACGGAACGAAAACGCTTGCAAATGCCGGGAAAGTATGCGAACCGTCAACTGATACGGTAGAAGGACAGGACGACTACGAAGGTATCGGGATCTTTACATGGTTTAACTGCAACTACGTAACGAATGAATACGGCCGGAAGGTCCCGACGGCGGTTGAAGGTTGGGGAAATGGCTTCAAGAATGACGGTTCGGTAGATGTCGGCGTAATTGCTATGACGCCATACTGGAACGTGGAAGAAAAAGACGGGAAACAGATCTGGACGCTATCAGACACGCCAAACGATGAATACGGGCTTGTAGGTTGGGAAACCGCAAAGAAAGAAGACGGAAACTTCGCTCCGTATGTCGTACATAGTAAATATGTAAGCGGAATCGGAACAGACGGACTTTTGCGATCCTTTAAAAATTCCAAACCAGAAAGAAATCAGTGCTACAACAACATGATTACAAACTACCAGAAGAAAGGGAAAGGCTACTGGGGCGGCGGAAAAGAAAGAAACCTGTATAGAATCTTGTATCAGGTTATCAAGTACGCAACAAAGAATGAACAGACTATTTTTCAGGGAACGACAAACTATAACTTCCAGTATGCGGCAGCAGTACAAAGAGACACGAAAGAAACCTATTTTCCGGTAACAAATGCACAGGCGGCAAATATTATCGTCGGCGCGTATGTATCGGTCGGCTATGGTTCGGTAAGCGGATCAAACGTAAATAACGATCGCGGCGTCGGTACGATTCATAAATATGCGGACGATGTAAAGGTATTGAGAATCGAAGATTTGGACGAAAGCAACAAAGCGGTATATCTGGACGTGGAAGAAGGGTTCACGACAACACCGGTCGCGATCAGCGACACAGTAAACGCACCGATCACAATGTCTTCTATGCACTGGTGGAGCGGATCAACGGATAAAGTTATCGGAAAACATGACGGATCGTTGACGTCAAACACAGACGGAAAACACCCGTATAGAGTTATGGGTATCGAAGATGCGGTCGGCGGATATATCGTATACGCAGATTCCGTAATGGTATTTAAAGAAGACTATAGCAAAGATGTATATATCGCCCGCCGGGGGACAAAACACGTCACAGACGAAGCAGCAATCAAAAGCACATATAAACTGATTGGCAACATTCCGGCAAACGACGGAGCGGATTTCTGGATAGGAGATATCGGAGTAGATACGGAAACTTGCGCATGGTTTGTGAAGGCAGTCGGCAGCAGCGATCGGCAAGGTTGGGGCGATCGCTGCTATGCAAGTGGAAAGAACACATCAGGAACAAGAGAAGACCTTGGACGCGGTTCTCTCTGGAATGGCGTGGATGGCGGTCCCGTTTGCGTGTATTGCGGGGTCTGGCTCGGCGGGGCGGACTGGAACTTCCTTGGCTGCGATTGATACAGTAGGTCGTCGGGGGTGAATTCCCTTTAGGGAAGAGGGGATCGCCCCTAATACGACCGGACGGAATAGAAGGACTTACGACGCACGCGGTAATCTCAGGAATGGCGCGAATGGCGGTCCCGTTTACGTGAATTGCAGGAACAGGCTCGACAGGACGAACTGGAACTACCTTGGCTGAAATTGTTTATTTCATTTTACAAAATACTTTGCGTCGTATTTCGCACCCGTAAAGGGTGTAGCCTAAACAGGCTCTTGGGCGGTTGCCCGAAATACTTTTTATAGACCTACCAAAACTTTAGAGATGAAGGAGTAAGGATGGCCGGGGTTCGCCTGGTCGTCGGGGTTAGTAGTAAAAACCGAAAGCCCTTATAAAGACAATCGAATGAAACGATATTGCAAGAATGTAGATATAACAGATAGAAAATTGATTCAAAAGGCGGTGCATAAATGCTTAAGAAATAAATATAAAAGAAATGACGTTCTGGGAATGTTTTCGGAATATTCCGGGCTTCCAAAAGATTTTATCAAGGGAGCGTTTGAAGAATTCGGAATCAAAGCGTTACGACCATTCGCTGAAACAGCAGTGGACGGTATACGCGAAGAACTGATCCAGAACAAAATAAAATTCAAGCCGATATGGTACAAAGAAAAGATCGACGCTTCCAGTCAGAAGGTGCGCCGGATCGGGATTCAAAATATCAAACAACAGATTTACGATTATATCGCCGTGGAAGCAATGAAAGATTTTCTGAAAAGAATCGGCGAATATCAATGCGCGGCACTGAAACACAAAGGACAGTCATACGGGATCAAAGCGATCAAGAAATGGTTGCGAAATAAGAATATCAGATACGCCGGGCAATGCGATATAAAGAAATGCTATCCGTCGATTGATCGGGAAAAGGTCATGGAGTTTTTAAGAAAATATATTAAAAACGAACCGTTATTAAACCTGATCGCGCTTCTGATCGGAACATTCGAAACAGGATTAAGCATTGGATCATATTTAAGTCAGTACCTTTGCAACGTCTTTTTATCGCAGATATACCACGAAATAGCCGAAAGAATGTACAGGATCAGGAAGAAAAGAAACGGAATCATGGAACGAATAAAACTGGTATTGCATCAGCTTTTCTATATGGATGATATCTTGATTCTTGGCACAAATGCGAAAGACATTCACAAAGCTATGAAGCTAATCACGAAAAAGGCGGAAGAACTGGGGCTGAAAATAAAAGACAACTGGATCGTATTTACAACCGTAATGAAACGAAAGGACGACGGACATTTCATCGACATTATGGGCGTAAGAATATATAGACACCATATCACGATCAGACAGAGAGTATTCTTGCGCGTGCGCCGGGCATATAAGAAAGCGCAGGCACTCATAAAGCAAAAGAAAAAGATCCCGCTATGGCTTGCTAGAAAGTGCGCGTCGTATAAAGGAATTTTAGACCACACAAACAGTCAGAAGATCAAAAAGAAATATCAGACCGCACAAACAATAAAAATATGTAAAGGAGTAGTTTCACATGAAAGCAAGATTCGACAAAAGGCAGAACAAAGTTACCGTGAAGCAGCTTAACGGAAAAGATTATATTTTCTTATGCCTGAACGGTAAGACAGTAAAGGAAACGCTGGAAGGACAGGACGAGCCGCAGACATTCTACGAATACGACTATACGGAGATCACAGCAGAAACAGGAGCGGTGGATCTGGACGACGTAAAGAAAAACCCGGTTAAGTACGCCACATACGAACCGGAAAGAGAAAAGAAGCCGGAAGAAAAAATCGCAGAACTGGAAGAAAAAGTGGAATCGCAAGCGTTATTACTGCAATATTTGGCAGAAATGACAGACGTATATATTCCAGAATAAGAAAGTGGGTGGGACGTATGTATAACATTCTCTTGAAAATGAAAATGAAATTTGAATATGAACAGTGGTTAAAAATGGCCGACCAGGCAAAGACACGCGGGAAACTGACCGACGAAGAATATAAAAAATTGACCGGAACAGAGGAAAAATAAAACAGGTCAGAAATGACCGCATAAAAGAAATAAAATCATAAAAGAAAGGCGGGTGGAAGGAGTGAAAAAATGAACGAATGGAACGTAGTAGTCATGCTCATCACGTTAGGCGGTGGAATTATCGCGTTAGTACGTCCGATTGTATCGCTGACAAAAGCGATCACAGAATTAACCGTCGCTTGTAAGAATTTGGATGGACAGTTCGCAGCCATGCAGAATAAAAACACAGAGAGCCATAGAAGAATCTGGGAGCATAACGACGAACAGGACAAAATACTAAACGACCATGAAGCAAGGATCAAGAGCATAGAGCATGGAGAAAGGAGAAATACACATGAAAGTGAGTAAAGGCACTATCGCAAGAACTGCGATTCTGGTTTTAACCATGATTAACAGCGGACTTGCAATTTTCGGAAAAAGTCCGTTACCAATCAGCGACGAAACCGTGACACAGGTTGTATCGTTTGGGTTTTCCACTGCGGCCGCACTGGTGGCATGGTGGAAGAACAACAGCTTCACAGTTCCCGCACTGAAAGCGGACGCAATGATGAAAGAAACACGCGTGTACGAACGGAAAGGACGAAAATAATATGAGCATGAATGGGATTGACGTCAGCGGGTGGCAGAAAGGCATTGATCTTTCAAAAGTTCCCGCCGATTTCGTAATTATCAAAGCAACACAGGGTACAAGTTATGTAAATTCTGATTGCGACCGGGCATATCAGCAGGCGAAAGCCGCCGGCCGGTTACTGGGCGTATATCATTATTTTTCCGGCGGCGATCCGGCTAAAGAAGCAGAACATTTCGTAAACAACATTAAAGGGTATATCGGCGACGCTATTCTGGTTCTTGACTGGGAAGGAGAGCAGAACGCGAAATTTTCTCAGGGGCCGGCAATCGCAAAGCCGTTTCTTGACAAAGTAAGAGAGCTTACAGGCGTAAAGCCGTTGATCTATATGTCGAAAAGCGTATGCCGTCAGCATGACTGGGCGACGGTAGCTGCCGAATATGGTTTATGGGTTGCACAGTACGCGAACAATAATGCGACAGGCTATCAGGCGAACCCATGGACGGACGCAAAAGGCTTCGGAGCATGGGGCGCGCCCGCGATCTTCCAGTATTCTTCCGCCGGCCGTTTATCCGGTTACAACGGAAATCTGGATATGAATATCGCATACATGGACGCGGCAGCATGGAAAGCATACGCAAAAGGTAAACTGGTAATTCAGACACCGGAAGCAAACGCGCCGAATGGAACTACTCTCAATCTGGTTTACGGAGTAATGATCGGAAGGTACGGAAACGGCGACGCAAGAAAAGCGGCGTTGGGATCGCGTTACAATGAAGTACAAAGCGAGATCAACCACATTCAGGAAGCGTCAGCGGAAACACTGGCAGCCGAAACGAAGGCGGGTAGATACGGAAATGGCGACGTGAGAAAAGCCGTATTAGGCGGCAAATACGACGCCGTACAGAAGATCATTAACGGGCAAAGCACGGGAAGCGGATCTGGCGCAGTGTACTACACGGTAAAGAGTGGCGACACCTTGTCAGGAATCGCGGTGAAGTATGGTACTACATATCAGAAAATCGCACAACTTAACGGAATCAGCAACCCGAACATAATCTACGCCGGGCAGAGAATCCGTGTAAAATAATGTAACTTAATAACTAAATGTCTCATACCTCCTTAAAATAAAATATGTCACTGGGAAAAGTCATGCGAAAGCGTGGCTTTTTCTCATTGAAAAAAAGAACTGTATCAGATATAATATAAAATCGTATAAACATGAACAGAAAGAGGAAATCTAACCATGAATAAAAATAATTTATTTAAAGAAGAATTGATAAACACTGTAGATTTGGAAGCAGCACCACCAACAGAAGAACCGGAACGACAGTATTATTATATTGCGAAAGCCCGTAAGTACGTGAAAGCATTATCGGAAAAACTGGGACGTCCACTTTTCGCGCATGTCACAACCTTTGGCTGTCAGATGAACGCGGTTTCCGTGATGTAAAAAAGCCAGTAAATAAAGGATTATTTAAAATTAAAATGCACAAAGGAGAAAAAGAAAATGGGATTGTTCGGTAAAATATTCGGCAAGCAGGAAACAAAGACAGAACCGAAAAAAGAAGCGGTGCAAGAAAAACCGAAAGCAGTAATCAAAGAGCAACGGCACATTCTGGAAAACATCGACGCACACATGGAAACGATCATGGAATACGCAGAGAAAAACGACGATTATAAACTGTCAAAGAAAGCATTGATCGAAGAAGGAAGAGACGACGAAAAAATTTATGAATTTGAAATGTGGGAAGAAGCACAATTAAACAAACAACCAGACGGAACGATAGAAGCGACGATTCACGGGGAAACGATCGGAACGATCAAACAAGGAAGCCGCGCGAAAGTAAACAAACTTATCAAAAGCGGAAACATAAGGAATATTCACGCGGAAGTGTCAGGCGGAAACTATAAAATATTAAAGTACCTGTCTTCACGTGATGAATACGTACTTGACGAACTGGAAAATCAATTCAGCATCACAATAGAAATATCATACGCAGAACTGCTATAAAAAAAATAAGCGCATCAAATACAAAAAGTGTTTGATACGCTTATTTTTAATTTCGGATATCAGATTTATCAAGAATGATCTTTTGCGCGTCGTCGATTTCAAACGCCAAAGCGCAGCCGAGAAAGTCAGCGATCTTTATCAGATCTTCGGCGGAAAAACTGCCGCGACTAAATTTGTTACTTAGCGACTGCCGCCCGATGCCTAAATAGTCGGCAAGTTCATTCATTTTACGCCCTTTCATTTTCAGAAGGGCTTTTATTTTATCAGATACACCCATGTTATCAACCCACCTTTCTATAAACAAAGAATAACACAAACAATGTTATAAAGTCAACGATTAAGAGTAAAAAAATAATCAAAAACATTTATAAAAGTGTTGACAACATAATCAAAAAGGTGTATTATATAATCAGAAAGAGGAAATAAAAGAAAGGCGGTAACGAAATGAAAAGATTTGAAATCGGACAGAGAATTGACAAAGGCGGGGTTGTATTTGAGATAACAGGAAGAACAAAGAAAACTGTTAAATTTGTAGAAATTCAGCACGCAGGAAGATTCAACGAAAGAAGAAGCGAAGAGAAAAAGAAAAAGATAGTCGAGTGGCCGGAAAGAGAAATCTTCTTCGTATCGCCTTATGAAGTAGAAGCATAAAAGAAAAAACAGAGCCAGGGCAGCAGTAGCCGCCCGGCAATTAAAGCAGCCACGATCCGCCCGCGGGAGATTGTGAAGGTCCGAAGCCCTTGTAAATGCTGACGGGTTGCAACGGGGCGTTGTAATGTTGTTTGACAAGTTCCGGCCGGGTTTAATGTGAACCGGGCGTCGTGGGAGAATTAAACCGCTTGTTTCTGTACCACTTCACAAAATACACACTGAAAGCGCGGGACCTTATAACGCCCGTTCCGTTGCATCTTTAATCACGGTATATAAATTTATGTGAAAGACCATTTGCGAACACGATTTCCGTCACGCGGCGATCTTTTACCGTGATATGATCCAAAACCAGATTGAAAAACTCTTTGATCGATTCTTCTTCGACCATTCCGGCCAGATCGCTATATACGATATGAGATCCGGCGCGGATCTTATGCGTCAGGAGAAAAGCGGAAGCGGATTTCATGAAGGCGGATTCATCAACACCGGAAGCGATATGCGTTTCAGTCAGTTCTTTCAATTTGTTTTCGGCAGATACGCGCATAGAATCAAAACGATTTTTCTTTTCTAGATATTCTTTTTCGCTCATGCCGTCGTCGCTGAAATAATAAGCATCTTCCAGACGTTCTTTCGCGCGTTCATATTTTCGGATCTGATCTTTTAAGTTTTCGATTTCTGCCGGATCAGCGGCCGCACCTTCCCGATCCACCAGATCAGCACGCCACAACGCGCCACCCGTGGCAGATTTGCCAGTTAATAGTTCGAAGGTAGTATTTAAGCTATCGGACGATAAACCCATAATATCGGCAAATACGGCCTTGTCAGATAAAAGCATTTCTTCCAGTTCTTCCGGGGATTTTATCTTCCGGCGTTCGTTCGACACGCGAACCATAGCGGATATATAGTTAATAACAAACGGTCCGATCTTCACGTCGCTGACGTTTAGGTTCTGACAGTGAATCGCCCTCGTTTTTGCGCCACAATAATATAAAGACGGTGTAAAACCATTCTTCCGGCGTTTATCCTTTTTACACACAAGATAACCTGATCCACACGAACCGCACTGGATCAGACCGGCGAAGACATTACAGTTCTTTTCAATCGGGTGCGATCCACCAATATTTCTTTGATCGCGATTGATATCCATAATTTTATTGACCTTTTCCCAGATTTCAGGATCAACAAGCGGATCAAAAACACCTTCAAGGTACACAATTTCGTCAGCAGGCTTTTTCCGGCCGCGTGCGCTTTCCCGGTAGTTGTATCGGTAGTCGCCTTTATTCATTGGATTTCGAAGGAAGTCGCCGACAGTTTTAGAAGTCCATTCGCCGCCGCGCTTGGTCGGAATCTTGCGAGCATTGTTATAATCGCGGATTTTACCGGTTGATTTGACTTCCAGATACATTTCGTACATTGCCCGGGCGAACGGGGCTTCCTTTTTGGAATGCACCGGCCACCCGGCGGAAGAATCCCAGTCCCACCCATAAGGCACACGCGCGCCGTTCCATTTCCCCTCATTAGCACGTCCAATCATAATATCTTTGACACGTTCACTTGTCAGTTTTCTTTCCAGTTCCGCAAATACAAGAATAATCTTCAGGACAGCTTCGCCGATCGCGGAAGACGTGTCAAATTGTTCATTCAGTGAAACGAACGTCACACGGTTGTATTTGAAATCATCATACATCAAAGAGAAGTCAACGAGGTTTCGGGAAATACGATCAATTTTATATACTAAAACGTGAGAGACAAGCCCGGCGCGGACTTTCTGCATCATTCTTTCATATGCCGGCCGTTTCGTGTTCTTGCCGGATCGCCCGGCGTCTTCAAAGATCTCTACACGCGACATATCAACGTGTAAGATATGCTTACAATATGCTTTCAGTTCCTTTTTCTGGAACGGAAGCGAATCTTTATCGACCTGATACCCGGTCGATACA